CATATTGTATTGGTGGATACGATATATTTGAAGACATTTTTAATAATCCTTTCGGGAGTAGTTGCCACCACAACGAAACCGAAGGGATTTATTTTTTAATTTATGAATGTAACTATTTACAAAAAAGCTACTGACGTCTCCAATGGTTTTACCAAAGACGTTTTATTTTGTCTTGAAAGGATAAAGCAAGGCAAGAGTAAAGAAATGGTTGAGCAACTACGGTTGATGCCAAAAGAGGAATACGACAAAAGCAAATCCAAGCTTCCTGGAGTATGTTTTAACGGTGTTTTTGAATATCGGTCTTTGACAGGTATTAAAGAGCATTCGGGATTAATTATTTTGGATTTTGACAAATTCAATACTAATCATGATGCTATCAATTTCCGCGACTCGATTTCAGATGACGAGTTTATTTTTTCAACTTGGATTTCGCCAAGCGGTAAAGGTGTAAAAGCGTTGGTTAAAATCCCTGCATCAATTGAGAATCACAAAGAGTATTTTAAAGCTCTTAAAAATTACTTTAATCACTCCAATTGGGATGACTCGGGGAGTGATGTGAGCCGCTTTTGCTTTGAGTCTTACGATCCCGATTTGTATTTAAATAAAGAGTCAAAACTTTGGGATACAATTGAGGCACCTGATTTGGCTGATGTTGGAAGTTATGAGGTTTCAATAGCAGTTAAGTCAGACAATATCATTATAAATAACCTGTTAAAATGGTTTGATAAAAAATTCCCTTTATCAAATGGGAATAGGAATAACAACGTCTATAAATTGGCCGCAGCTTTTAATGATTTTGGAATCAATAGGTCGGTTGCAGAACAAACCTTGTTCCAATTTGAAAGCCAAGATTTTGACCGCAAAGAGATTGCCACTATTTTAAATTCAGCCTATAAAAAGACGGCTAATTTTGGAACTAAATTTTTTGAGGATTTAACCGTAAAAGAGAAAATTGAGAAGCAAATACGAAGCGGTAAAAATCGCAAGGAGGTAATCGAGTCCAATTCTGAATTTGATAAAAAAGACGTTGAGAAATGCATCGATGAAATAAAGGAAGAAATAAGCGTCTCTGACTTTTGGGAATACAATGACAAGGGGCGCATATCTTTAAAGCCGCACAAGTTTAAATTTTGGCTACAACAAAACAATTTTTATAAGTACTTCCCAACTAACACCAGTACTTTTACATTCATAAAAATTGAGCAAAATTTGGTTGAGGAGACAAGCGAGAAACGAATTAAGGATTTTGTATTGAACAATTTACTCTCCAGGGACGATATTGGTTTCACTCCTTACGACTTTATGGCATCGTCAAATAAATACTTCCAAAGTGATTTCCTTGCTTTGCTTGAATCAACGGAAGTAAATATAAAAGAAGACACGCAAGAGGAGTGCTTTTTATACTTTAACAACTGCGTTGTGCGAGTGACTGACACCGATATATCAAAAATAGATTATATTGACTTAGATGGCTTTGTTTGGAAGCGTCAAATAATAAACCGAGAGTATATTGAAAGCGACCACCATAGTTCAACGTTTAGAAAATTCCTTTGGCTAATTGCTGGGCAAGATGCTGAAAAATATAATTCATTCAAATCGGTAATTGGTTACCTGTTGCATTCTTTTAAAACCTCAGCGAACAATAAAGCGATTATTTTTAACGATGAGACAATCTCAGAAAATCCAAATGGAGGAAGTGGCAAGGGTTTATTTTGGAACGCACTTGCTCAAATGAAAAAAGTAAGCTCGATTGATGGCAAAACGTTTGAATTTACAAAGTCATTCCCTTACCAAACCGTATCAACCGACACGCAAATACTTGTATTTGACGACGTAAAAAAGAACTTTAATTTTGAGAGCTTATTTTCTTTGATTACTGAAGGAATTACACTTGAGTATAAAGGTCAAGACGCTATTAAATTACCTGTAACAAAGAGCCCAAAAATACTAATCACAACCAATTACACCGTTGGAGGTGTTGGCGGATCGTTTGAGCGTCGAAAATTTGAGGTTGAAATGAGCGACTACTTTAGTTTTAAGCACACTCCAGTAGATGAGTTTGGACATTTATTGTTTGACGATTGGGATGCTGAGGAGTGGTTGAAGTTTGACAATTTTATGATTACTTGCGTTCAATTTTACTTGCAAAATGGATTGACTAAGCACGACTTTAAAAACTTGGAAGTTCGCAAGTTTATCAAAAACACTTGCTTTGAGTTTTACGAATGGAGCAGGCCCGATCAAGATGGCAAAAATGAAAATATCGAGTTTAACGTTCGCTGCAATAAGCAAAATTACTACGACAATTTTGTAAATGAATATCCCGATTTTAGAACGTACAAGCTATCTCAAAAACGTTTCACACAATGGATTGAACATTATTGCAAATTTTATGATTATAAATACTTAACAGGCAAATCAAATGGAGACCGTTGGTTTGAAATTGTAAACGAAAATTCTAAAACTCAAGACGATGAAATATACTTTTAAAGCAAAAGAGCAAGTTTATAACGGTGTAAAATTTAGAAGTACACTTGAGGCAAGATGGGCAATTTTTTTTGATGCCTGCGGATTAAATTGGGTTTATGAGCCCGAATGTTTTGAGTTAGATGCAGGAAATTATACTCCCGATTTTTATTTAAAAAAATATGATTTGTTTGTTGAAATCAAACCCAATTTAGATTGGTTAAACGATGAGTATAATGTAAAAAGATATAATCAATGCCCAAAACAATTACTTGTTTTATCCGTTCCATTTCCATCAATTAGTGAAGTAAGCGCATGTTATGGATTATATGGAGATGACTATCAACCTGTAAATTTTTGTCCTAATAGTAAATATGAGCCGTTTTATATATCGGGTTATGATATTGGTTGCGATGAGGAGTATTGGAATGAGGACTATAAAAACGAACTCAATGCAGTTAAACAATACCGATTTTTTTAATGGAACTTAGATCTTATCAAACAAAAATCTCAGCTGAGGCAGTTGAGATTTTAAGAAATAAACACATCGTTTACCTCGCGATGGAGGTGCGTACTGGCAAGAGTTTGACCGCTTTAAATACGGCTCAACTCTATGGTGCAAAAAATGTTTTGTTCCTGACTAAAAAGAAAGCGATTTCGTCAATTCAGTGGGACTACGACAATTTCGGGTTTACGTTTGATTTATCCATCATTAACGATGAATCAATGCACTTAGTGACGGGAAATTTCGACTTAATCATACATGACGAAAATCACAGGTTTGGTGCCTTCCCTAAGCCTAACGCAACGGCTAAGGAGTTTAAAAAGCGTTTCAGTAAGCTCCCGATGATACTCCTAAGCGGTACGCCAACGCCCGAGTCATACTCACAATGGTACCATCAATTTTGGGTAAGTGATTATTCGCCCTATAAAAACTATGCGAATTTTTATAAGTGGGCCGCTGAGTACGTCGACATAAAAGAAAAACGCTTAGGGCATGGCGTTGTCAAGGACTACTCAAACGCAAAAGAGAATCTTATTCGAAGATCTACACGGCCGTATATTATAACTTTCACACAAAAAGAGGCAGGGTTTACAACGTCAGTCAATGAGATGGTACTGGAGTGCGAAATGCAGCCAATCACTTACGAGGTCATTCGACGACTAAAAAAAGACTTAATCGTTCGCAACGGACAAGGGCAGGTTATTTTAGGCGACACAGGCGTTAAGTTGATGCAAAAAGTGCACCAACTGTCAAGCGGGACTTGTAAATTCGAGGACGGAACCAGCAAAGTAATTGACGACTCAAAGGCCAGGTTTATTAAGGAGAAGTTTCAAGGCGAGAAAATCGCAATCTTTTATAAATTTAAGGCTGAATGGGCCGCTTTGCTCTCAGTTTATGGAGCCGATAACTTGACAAATTCAGTCGAGGAGTTTGATACAACCGATAAATGCATCGCCCTTCAGATACTGAGTGGCAGGGAAGGGGTGTCTTTAAAGAACGCAAAGTATTTGGTTTACTATAACATCGATTTTAGTGCAACATCATACTGGCAAAGCCGTGCAAGGTTGACCACAAAAGATCGTTTAAATAATGAGGTCTTTTGGATATTCTCAAAAGGCGGCATCGAGATGGACATATATAAAACCGTATTACAAAAAAGAGATTACACTTTAAAAATTTTTCAGCAAAATGCTTACAATTAAAATAAATTTGTATATTTGACAACCGCCAAGACGAAAACAACACAACACAACACCTCTCTTTTGCACTTGGCGGTCAATTGAGGGGTGTTTTTTTATATTCTATGAGTGAAATCAAAATTCTCGAAATTAAAATTGACGATTTAAATATCGACTTATCGGATAAGGTTTATTATTATGCTAAAATTGAAAAAGATAAAAAGCATTTTATTTGTCAAATGGTAACTGATGGCATTATAAATCCGCATTTAAATATACACCAGTGGTCCGAATATGTTAAAAATAATTATCAAACCACATGACCGAGCAGCAGATACAAACGAAAATTAAACGCAAACTAATCGAGCGCGGTTGGTATGTGACCAAACTCATCAAGACCTCAACCAACGGCATACCCGACCTGCTGGCAATCAAATACGGCAAGGCGATGTTTATAGAAGTGAAACGCGAAGGCGGTAAGCTCTCGCCAATCCAAGAGCTGCGCATCGAGGAGCTGAAAGCCGCAGGAGCGATTGTAAAGGTTTGGACTGATTACGAAGTTGACTTTAAATAATTAAGCTATGACACCAAAAGAGAAAGCAAAAGAGTTAGTTGATATTTATAAAGATATAACTACAACTTGGATTTTTAAGGATACGATAACTACTAATGTAATTAATTATGATTTAGCTAAAAATTGCGCTTTGATTGCAGTTGATGAGGTTTTGAGCCTTTGTTGGGGTGGCAATCAAATAGGAATAAAACATTGGCAAGACATAAGAAACGAAATAGAAAAACTATGACACCACAACACTATAAAAACGGACAGGCTTACGATGTGATTGACATCGTCAAGGACTACGACCTAAACTTTAACGAGGGCAACGCACTCAAGTACATCGTCCGAGCGAGACACAAAGGCCAGCACCTTGATGACCTACGAAAAGCGATTGACTACCTACAACGAGAAATTAAACACTTAGAAAAATGAAACAAACGGCAGTTGAGTGGTTATTAGAACAATTAACCATATCGGATTTTGAGGGACAACAAATTGCAATTAAACAAGCCAAAGAGATGGAGAAGCAACAAATAATTGATGCTTATGAAACAAGTCATATATCAATGATGACATCAAAACAATACTACGACGAAACTTATAATAAATGAGAGCAGGATCGCGGATTTATAAGGGGCAAGACGTACCGATTCACGCAGTTATTAACACGAACAAAGTGGGCCGAGAGTTTTATATCAGCGGGATTTGTTACAATACCGCATTTATTCGTTATATAGATAGTGGAGAAGTTATTGAAATAAAATTAGGATTATTAAAAAATTACTTATAGCTTTGTAGCGATATGGTCAAACCTCACACGATTAGTACGCAGATGTGGCTTGAGCAAGAGGATGACACTCTTGGAATGGGCGGATCATTTGTGGAGTTTCGGGTAATGGTTGACGCAATCAACGGCTACTGGATCGAGAACGAAAGCGAAATTTGCTTAGTCATTCAAGGAACTGTTTACTATGTCGAGAATAACGACGCTTTACTCTTGTTTTTGTCGGAGTATTTTAAT